TACTATGAAGATATTTAACGGAGACCCTGAAAGAGATCCTACTAATAAACAATACTTAGTACGATGAGTAAAGCAACTAACATAGCAGACTGGAGAGACTCCTCTCCTATATACACAGTAGCTTTGGTAACAGGAGGATTCGATCCTGTACATTCTGGGCATGTAGCTTTGATGAGAGAAGCTAAAGAATTTGGAGATGAGTTATGGGTGGGAGTAAACTCTGATAGTTGGTTATCGAGAAAGAAAGGAAAACCTTTCATGTGCCTAGAAGAGCGTATGGTAGTAGTGTCCTCAATCAGATATGTGAGCAAAGCTTTAGACTTATTTGATAAAGATGATACCGCAAATCATCTTATACAGTTTGTACTCGATACTACAAACTATAATATTGTATTCGCTAACGGAGGTGATAGAGCAAAAGGCAACACTCCTGAGTATATGACCTATCATAAGAATCCTAGAGTTGAATTTGCTTGGGGAGTTGGTGGCTCGGAGAAAATGAACAGTAGTAGCAAAATACTAGATGACTGGAAAAATAGTCCTTGACATTCGACCTCAATGCTTGTATAATAATTAGTGAAATCGGAAAAGGTAGATATGAATCTTTTTTATTTAGACGAAGACATTGACAAGTGTGCAGAATATCACGTTGACAAGCATATTGTCAAAATGCAATTAGAAGCTGCACAGCTTATCACTACAGCTCTATGGGTAGACCATGCGTTGGGCTATGTTCCTAGAGCACTCAATAAAGAAGAACGGAGAGTTATAGACGATGAGAAAGTGACACTCAAAAATCTAGACATGAGAGATCGAGCTATCTCTCCGTACCTTCCTTCTTTTTACAATCATCCCTGTAGTATATGGGTAAGAACATCCTTAGATAACTTTGAGTGGACTTACGCTTATGTCAGTGCTCTGAACTCAGAATATGGGTACAGGTATGGTGGCAAGAGCCACAAATCTGCAGAAGTTGTCAATCAACTACAGGAACCAAAAAACCTACCAAGACTAGGGTTGACTCCTCATGCGCAAGCAATGCCAGATGAATTGAAGAGACAAGATGCAATACTTGCATACAGAGACTTCTATATGCTGGATAAAGCTGTGTTCGCTTCATGGAAGCACAGAGATAGACCTAACTGGTGGGATGATTCAATAGCAGACTATGAGAGGAGAATAAGCGGAAGATGAGCGAAGAGCTTCCACCTCCCGAATGGAGACAAAACAAACCTATGTGTCCTCTTTGTAAATCACACTTAGTGCATGAAGATGACTTCTATGACTGTGATTACTGTGGATACTTATGGGTTGGCACAAATGACTTTCCAAAGTATGTGGCTCAATGAAGAGAGGCACAAAAAAGAAAAGTCATGAGAATCTAACAGACAGTAACATCAAGAATGTTATTTCTTTGTTAGAAGCAGAAAAGCCAATAACTAAAAAAGAAGCGTGTGATATACTAAATATATCATACAATACCACTCGACTAAATAAAATTATAGAAGAGTGGAAAGAGAATCAAGAGTATAGAGCAAGAAGAAAAGCTGAGAAGCGAGGCAAACCAGCCAGTGATTCTGAGATTTCTAATGTAGTTGAAAGTTACTTAGAAGGAGACAGCATATCAAATATAGCAAAAAGACTTTTCAGATCTTCTATATTCGTAAAAAATATTATACAAAGAGTGGGTGTACCTGAGAAGGGAGATGGTAACTATTCAATAGCAACCTATCTACCTGACGAATGTGTAGCCGAAGACTTCTCTGATAATGAGACAGCTTGGTCGGCCATATACGACTCACCTTGTATTATAGTTAAAAAATGGAAAGATAGTAGTGATGGTTCAAAAGTATACCATATATATGTAAAACAAGAATCAGAACTATATCCAGGAATGGCGGGGTTTTACGCATATTCAGCAGCATACGACCTAGGCAAACTAGAACACCTAAAAAGCTATGGAGTGAACACTGAACGACTATGATAGAACTATACGCAATATTTTGTTTGACAACGGCACTGACGTTGTTTATAACAGTGCAGTTTCCAATCTTTATGGCAGAAAAGCCTAAAGATGCACCTATGCTTGGAGTGATAACATTTTGGTTGACTACTGCAGGAGTAAGTGTAGTATGTGCACCTTTGATGTTTGCATTTATTTTTTCACCCCACATCTATGCAGAAAAGTTTGGAAATGCAGTTAGAAATCTTGGTCAATATTAATGGGCTATAGATTTTACACACAACAATTAGAAGCGACAGGTAATTGTCCTGGAGCACCACTAACCAACAGGAGAAAGAGAAAAATGGCTTGGACAGATGAGTCACGACAGCAGGCAATCGAAGCATATGAAGCGGCTGGACCAACTCCAGAAAACTCAATGGAGATAGTCAAACAGATTGCAGAGGATATGGGAGAGAGTCCTAACGGAGTTAGAATGATTCTCACAAAAGCAGAAGTATATGTAAAGAAAGCTCCTGCAGAAGGCAAATCCTCTTCTAGTTCCAGCAATGGAGGAGGCACTAGAGTAAATAAAGAGTCGGCTCAACAAGCTCTGATAGCGGCTCTTACTGATGCTGGTGGAGAGATTGATGAAGACATCATCTCTAAGTTGACCGGCAAGGCAGCAGTTTATTTCACTACGGAAATAAATAAAATCTTAGACAAGTAGTAATGCGGGCATAGCCCGCGCTTACTGTCCATTACTGCGGCAAAAGAGGTTTTGCGCAAAGTAATAGGAGCTGTAAGCGTGAGAAAAGAAGAACTAAGAAGAGTGCTGACTGAGCAAGGCGACTCTGTAATAACTTATAAGAGTGCCAACTCAGGTAAAACAAAATATAATGTCTGTACGCTAGATTTCGATACTCCTTATATTCAGCAGAAAAGGAATCGAGCAAAAGACGACGATGAAACGCTTTTAATGTTCTGTTGGGACACGGATAGTTATCGGCTTATGAAAGCTAAGAATGTACTATCCGTTGTCCCATTATCATCTATCCTCAAGAATGAGAGGTAGATATGGACATTTATTCAAAAGTAATTCACGAAGAGCCTCACAGAGAAGTTAGACTAACCATAAACGAATTCAATGGGATAGAATACCTACACCTAAGAGAATACTATCAAGACTTTGACGAAGAGTGGAAGCATGGAAGTAAAGGAATAGGTATACCATTGGATATAGAAAATTCTAAACAACTATTCACTGCACTAGCAGAAATCATATCTTTAGCAGAAAGTAAAGAAGTAATAGAAGAGTTTTTTGGAGAGACGATTAGGGATCTTTACGAAAAATAAATCTTGACTTTTTTATATTCATCCTTTATAATATTCTCAAATAATTGAGAAAGTATTATGTCAAAATTTTTAGATTATGCCGCTCAAATGTACTATGAAGGTACACCAATTATCAGCGATGAAGAGTTCGATAAATTGGCAGAACGTAGTAACTACGTTAGTGTAGGATATACTGGCGGGGATATAGAACATACCTATCGTATGTACAGCTTACAGAAAAAGGTTGTAGGCGATAATATTGATTCTATGCTAGAAGGAAGTGTAGTATGGACTCCTAAACTAGACGGAGCAGCAGTATCACTAACTTATGTCAGTGGTCGTTTACGCCTTGCTTTGACCAGAGGAGACGGCATAAAAGGTAAAGACATAACAGAAAAAATGAAATGTCTTGTGCCTGATAAAGTAGTTTCAAGAATGTCTAGTGTTTACATGGGCAGAATAGCCCAGATAACAGGAGAGGTCGTAGCTAAAAAAGATATACCAAATGCTAGAAACTATGCAGCAGGTTCTCTTAATTTAAAAGATATTGAAGAGTTTAAAACAAGAGAACTTAAATTCATTGCATACGGAGTACAGCCTAGTCTGAGTGATATAACTTGGTCACAAGATATGAAGTGGTTGAGAGACTTTGAACACTTTTCTACAGTAATAGATTCTGATTGGAAAGAGTACCCACACGACGGTAAAGTAGCTAGACTAGACAATGTACGAAGCTTTGATATGATGGGATACACAGCACACCACCCTAAAGGAGCTTTTGCTCTTAAAGAAAAACAAGAAGGTGTAGTTACAAAATTATTAGATGTAGTATGGCAAACAGGAAAGAGTGGAATAGTATCTCCAGTAGCCATACTAGAACCAGTTACAATAGGAGAGGCGTTGATTTCTAGAGCGACTCTTCACAATATCGGTTATATTAGAGAATTAGAACTCGAGATCGGGTGTCAAGTAGAGGTTATAAGATCTGGTGAGATCATACCTCGTGTAGTTAAAAGGATAAACTAATGACAACAAATCAACTTCCACCGTTTGAAAAAGTATTCGGTTGGCTTGGGTTACAAGATGACGATAAGTATTATAAAGCAGCAGCAGCTCTGCCTGCTCTTTTCTTTGCAATGAAGCAGGAAGATAGAGAGAGGTTGCTAGAAGGATGGATAGAAGCCATAGAAGCGTTCAAAGATTTTTCTGAACCATTTCCTACATACGATGAGGTTATTATCTCTGAAACCTTGAGCAATGTAGGCGAAAAAGGAAGCGCAGAAATTATACCTTTCAAGCCTAAGAAATAATGGCAGGAGTATATAATCAAACATTTTTTGACAATCATCCAGACAAAGCTAATTCTGATGGAGTCCTTTATTGCGTAGTTTTAGTAAATCAAAAAACTATGAAACGAGAGTGCTTAAAAATTGGTATAGCTTCTGGAAAAGATTGGAGACACGTTATAAAGCGTGGGCGGGGTTTCAAAGGGTATGAGATACGGATTCAAAAAACATACCACGACACGCTATATAATGTATGGAAACTAGAACAGAGTTTACATGAAGAGTTCAAGAAGTACCATTACTGGCCACAACAAACTTTTGGAGGATACACAGAGTGTTTCGAAATTCGAACCGAAATTATCAAAGCCATACCTTCAAAAAAATAATTCTTGACTTTTTAACTATCATCCCGTATAATAACCATTCACAGTCGGAGAGTAGATGAAACAAATTTTTGCACCAACATTTTGCCCCTCTTGCGAGGGTCTTCTGGAGTGGGAAAAAGAATTGCTATACTGCAGGAATCCAGACTGTGGGAGTCAGGTTGCAAAAAAGATTGAGAATTTTGCAAAAGTTCTCAAGATAAAAGGACTAGGAAAAGCAACCATTGAAAAACTAGAGTTGAGAAGTGTAAATGATATATACGAATTGACTCTTGAAGAAGTAGAAGAAGTTATCGGAGAAAAATTAGCTATCAAACTAATCGCTGAAATTACTAAGACGGCATATTCCGTTTCGTTAAATGACCTATTGCCCGCTTTTAGTATACCTTTGATAGGAAAAACAGCGTCTAACAAATTATGTTCAGTAGTTAATTGTCTATTCGATATTACAGAAGAAACTTGTAAAGAAGCAGGTTTAGGGCCGAAAGCCACAGAAAGTCTTCTTGATTGGTATAATAGTACCTTTATGGACGATTTGTGCAACCTTCCGTTCCATTTCAAATCTGAACCTAAACAAGATACTAAACCCAGGTGGGTGGTGTGTATTAGCGGACGCCTATCCTCCTTTAAAACTAAAGCAGAAGCCGAGAAAGAGTTGTTGCGGAATGGGTATTCCACAAAGGATTCTGTTACCTCCAACGTCAACTATCTTATAAATGAGAGTGGCGTTGAATCCGCAAAAACGAAAAAGGCTAGGGATCTAGGTATCCCTATTATCACTAACATTCAAAAACTAATAGGAGCCTAATATGGCACTACCAAAGTGGACAGATGAAAGGACTGATACTCTTACAGAGTTTGTAGGAGAAGAAAGTCCTGTATCACAATCAACCGTTATCGAAGCGGCAGACGAGCTAGAAACTTCTCCTCGTTCTGTAGCGTCAAAACTTCGAAAAATGGGCTATGAAGTAGAATCTGCGGTTGCAGCTACTACTCGTACCTTTTCTGAGAACCAAGAAGCTACTCTTCAAACTTTTGTTACTGACAATGCTGGTCAGTATACTTATGGCGAAATCGCTGAAGCTTTTGAAGGCGGAGCTTTCTCTCCGAAGCAAATCCAAGGTAAGCTATTGTCAATGCAATTGACTGAGCACGTTCGACCTACTCCTAAGCAAGAAAGTGTAAAAACTTTCTCAGATGCTGAGGAAGCCACTTTTATCAAGATGGCAGGAAGCGACTCTTATCTTGAAGACATCGCTGAAGCATTGGGCAAGCAAATCAACCAGATCCGAGGAAAGGCATTGTCTCTTCTCAGAAGCGGTTCAATTGACTCTATCCCTGCACAGCGGGACACTAAAGGACCATCTCGTGTTGATCCTCTAGAAGGCGTAGACGTAGCAAGTATGTCTGTTGCCGACATCGCAGAACAGATCGGCAAGACTGTTCGTGGTGTTAAAACCATGTTAACTCGTCGTGGTCTAGCTGCAGTAGACTATGATGGTGCTGCAAAACGAGAAAAAGCCGCAGGCTAGTCTCGTATCACGGTAAAGATAGGGGTATGGCTTGAAGAGATTCGTAGCCTCAACCGCAAGCTCGGAGTCGGCAAGTATGCGACTGCCCTGCCCTTCTCTTACATTTCTTTCATCGGAGGGTCTCTTTGAATATTTCCAGTGTCCTACTAAAACAAGTAATCGCCAACAGCGATATAGATACTTGGGGAGACTGTCAGCAACATTATTTTCCCTCCGAATATCATTCAATACACAGTGCCATAGGAAGGTATGTAACTGACTATGGCCGTCTTCCAACTTTTGATGACTTACAGTTATCGATAAGAGATTCCGCACTCAGAGATAAGTTTTCTGCAATAGAAACGGTTGATCTAATAGAGATCGAACCAAATATTCTGCTTGAGTATTTGAAAAATGAGTATACTCAATCAGAGATAATGGGTCAACTTGAAAAGTACCTAGAAAATTCTATTGCTATGGAATCTGCAAAGGAGAATATTGACTCTCTTCAAAACATAGTTCTAGACCTAGAAACTAAGATTGACCTGAGAGATCCTGAAGAAAATATGCAGAAGATGCCATTATTTGATTCTACGGATGATATGGAGAGAAGTATATCTCTTGGGCTAAATTCAGACTACGATAATATTGTTCGATTTAGTCCAACGGATATGGTTCTTATTGGAGGAAGAAGAGGGGCTGGAAAGTCCTTCACCTGTTCTAATATTGCATCAAATACTTTTGATGCAGGAGATTCAGTAATATATTTTACAATAGAAATGACATCTCGACAGATAATGCAAAGATGTTGTTCTGTGTCAACTGGTGTACCAATCAATGCTTTGAGAAATAGAAATCTATCTATCGGGGAGTGGCAACTAGTTGCAGAGTGGTGGGCAAACAGATTTGAAGATGGAGAGCATGCTTTTAGAGAGTATCTAACTCATAGAGACTTTGATAAGTATCATTCCGAACTTACAGTAAAACCACTACGAGAACGTCAGTTAGATATAGTTTATGATCCTACACTTACAATAGGAAATATAAGAACAGAACTTGATAAAAAAGTATCTACACTAAAACCTAAAGTAGTTATTGTAGACTATGTAAACCAAGTAAAAAGAGCTGCTGTATCTAACAGTAGAATGGGACAGTATGATTGGACAGAACAAATAGAAGTAAGTAAGTCACTGAAAGCTATGGCTCAAGACTACGGAGTGGTTATGATTTCTCCGTATCAAACGGATGCCACAGGAGAAGCTAGATTTGCAAAAGGTATTCTCGATGCCGCAGATACTGCATTTGCTTTAGATGCACATCAAAAAGAAGACAATGCAATCACTTTCAAATGTGTAAAGATGAGAAACGGTGAAGAAACTGACTTTACTTCAACAATGGATTGGGCTACTCTAAAGATAGGCCCAGAGACAGGAAGAATACAGACGGAGGAGGAATCAGATGAAGATCCCTATGATATATGAGTGACCATCATTTAGGACAGGTAGTTGTTAGACCTTGGGGTCAATACCAGGTTATTGGTCAAGGTTTTGGTTTTTACGCTGCATCTTCTCATATGTACAAAATTAAAACCATTACTATAGAGCCTGGCAAGTCTATAAGTTTACAGTATCATCTTCATAGAAAAGAAATATGGACTGTGCTACATGGAGCCGGTAAAGCAAAGATAGGTGGTGAGAAGAAAATAATATTAGAAGGAGATACAGTGACTGTGCCTGTGGGAGTAGTGCATAAACTTTCCAATCCGGGTAAAACTAAACTAATAATTTTGGAATCTCAAATGGGCTCTTACTGCGAAGAAGATGATATAGTAAGACTTAATAAGCCCACAGAAGTAGTAAAGCCCGATGAACTACCTGAGGAGAAAAAATAACTTGACAATTCTGTGGGAATGTAGTATAATACTTAGAACAAATATAAGGAGTGACCATGATAATCCAGGGTTCTTTGAATCACAGCGTTTCGGGGCGCAAGAAAAAGTCTATTGGAAGAAAGGGGAAATCGACCTACCAGATGAAAAGGGAGGACCTTTCCCGTTCTACATGGTCTCCGCCGCCTCCTATGGCACATACTATCCGGCCAGAGTACCCATCAGCCCCACCTTCTACGGCTCAGACTCCGCGTATCGAGAGAGAAAAGTCAGAAAAATACACGGTGGCTATAGCGTACAACAAAGGTGCGTACCAAGTTATCCCTAATGAGGATATAAAATATATTGGAAAATGAGAGAGACAAGCATACTTATTGCAGACGTTGGGTGGACACTCATCTTTTTTAGTCTGTTCTATTTTAAGTTTACCGGAGAATATCTTATGGAGGAGTTTCCTCAGATAAGAAAAGGGCTGCTAACTGTTGTAGGATACTACTTCATGGCAGCCATGCTATGGCAATTAACATGACACCAGTTGAAGAATTATTAGTAGCAAAAGATATACCTTATAAAGTATCAGGTAAAGATGTAGTTATAAAATGTTTAAATCCTGACCATGACGATACCAATCCTAGTCTTAGGGTAGATAGATACATGGGAATGTTTAATTGTTTTGCCTGCAACTTCAAAGGAAATATATTCAAACACTTTGATGTAAGTGTTAGTCAAGTAGGAATAAAAAGAGAAGGATTACTAAGACTCATATCCTCATTAAGAGCATCAAGTATAGGACTATCAGTTCCCGAAGATGCAATGCCCTATGCGGGTGGATGGCGGGGAATCAAACCAGAAACATATGTAAAGTTTGGAGCTTTTAAACATCACGCATCACATTTCCTAGGAAGAATAGTATTTCCTATAAAAGATGCCTCTGGTAGAATAGTATCTTTTCAAGGCAGAGATGACTCTGGTACTCTAAATAGTAAGTATATGTTTTGGCCCTCGGGAGCAAAGCTTCCTCTTTTTCCTCAAGTAAAACCAGTACAAGGAAAAGTAATTTTAGTAGAGGGAATATTTGATATGCTAAACTTACATGATAAAGGATTAGAAAATGCTGTATGTTGTTTTGGAGCAAAAAACTTTACAAAAGAAAAACTAAACCACCTAAAGATAAGTGGTGCTCAAGGAATGGACATACTGTTTGATGCGGATGACGCAGGGCAAGATGCAGCAGAACAGATAAAGAAACTGGCAGAAGACTTTCCAGTGAGAACAATTAAACTAAAAAATGGTGACCCTGCAGAATTTAATGAGGCTCAGGTACAAGGACTAAGGAGAAAATTATATGGCTAAAATAGCTTTGATAGAAGCTAAACCTAGTAAAAATGACTATATCAGACTTTTTGATAATGAGTTTGAATTTGATGAGTTCAAGCTATGCTCTACTTCTGTAGCAAAAGTATTGAAGAAAGATGTTGATATAGAGTTTGATCCTGACCAGTATGATTGGGTTATACTTGTCGGTTCTGAGCCTCTTAAATACTATACTAAAGTTACTCAGGTAATGCAATATGCAGGCACTATCGTAGACGATAAATTCTTGCCTACAATTAATCCTGCTATGCTTTTATTCAAGCCTGAAAGTAAAAAGGTGTGGGAAGATGCAAAAACAAATATTCTAGCTTACATCTCTGGAGACAAGAAAAAAGCAGAGATAAACGATGATAAGTTTGAAGGTATAGAAGATTCTCAAAGAGCCTTAGAGTATGTGCAAATGTGTATAGATGCTCCAGGAGAGTATGTTGCAATAGACACAGAGACTACAGCTTTATACCCCCGTGACGGGTATGTTCTGGGTATCAGCCTTTCTTGTTCACAAGATGCAGGGTGTTACATCAATTCTGATTGTGTTGATGAAGATGTAGAAAAGAAACTACAAGAACTTTTCGACACTAAAAGAATGGTGTTTCATAACTCCAAGTTTGATATTCCAATGATAGAGTTTCACTTCGATCTCAAGATTACTAGATACGAAGACACTATGCTTATGCACTATGTACTTGATGAAGTTCCTGGAGGGCATGGTCTAAAACAACTTGCAATTAAGTACACAGACTACGGTGATTACGAAAAGCCAATGTACGAGTGGATGGACGAGTACAGAAAACAAAATAAAGTACTCAAAGATGATTTCAAGTGGGAATGGATTCCCTTTGACATTATGAAAACTTATGCAGCCATTGATGCTTGTGTAACTTTCATGCTTGCAGAAAAGTTTCTTGGAGCACTCAAAAGAGGCAACCCAAACCTACTAAGAGTATATCAAACTATACTTCTTCCAGGAGTAAGATTTCTTATAGACGTTCAAGATAATGGTGTACCATTTGACAGAGAAAGGCTAGCTGCAAGTCAAAATCTCATGCAAGAAGAAATATATGCGGCTGTAGAAGAACTTAATCAGCACGAAGCAGTAAAGAAGTTCGAGCAAGATCAAGGAAAAGAGTTCAACCCCAACAGCGTTCTTCAACTAAGAAAGTTGTTGTTTGACTATATTGGTTTGACGCCTACAGGAAAGATGACAGAAAAAGGTGAAAACTCTACAGATGCAGAAGTTTTGGACAAGTTATCATTACAACATGAAGTTCCAAAACTAATACTAGAAGTTCGTAAAAAGAACAAGATAAAAAATACATATCTTGATAAAATTATTCCACAACTGGATCAAGATAGTCATCTCAGAACTAACTTCAATCTACACGGTACAACTAGTGGTAGACTGAGTAGTTCTGGCAAACTAAATATGCAACAGTTACCTAGAGATAATCCTATTGTGAAAGGATGTATCAAAGCATCTCCAGGCCATAAAATAGTTGCAATGGACTTGACCACTGCAGAAGTGTATGTAGCAGCAGTTTTGGCAGATGACTTAGAACTGCAAGATATATTTCGGTCAGGAGGTAACTTTCACTCATCGATTGCTCACAAAGTATTTGGACTAGATTGTCCTGTCGAGGAAGTTGCAGAAAAGTATACAGGGTACAGACAGGCTGCAAAAGCTGTAACCTTTGGTATTATGTACGGAGCAGGACCACATAAGATCAGTGAACAAGTTACAAAAGATGGTGGAAAACTATCTGTAGAGCAAGCTAGAAAAGTTATCAAAGATTACTTCGGTACATTCTGGAAGCTAGAAGACTGGATAGAAAGTAACAAGAATCTTATACAAAAAGAAGCGTCAGTCTACTCTTTCTTTGGTAGAAAAAGAAGATTGCCAAACGTCAAGTCTGACAACAAAGGAATCATAGGTCATGAAGTAAGATCAGGTCTTAACTTTTTAGTTCAGTCTGCTGCTTCTGACATCAACTTGATCGGGGCTATGGAAGCGCAACAAGAAATAAAAACAAGAAACATGAAAAGTAAAATTTTTGGTCTAGTGCATGACTCTGTACTAGCAGAAGTTCCAAACGAAGAGGTAGATGAATACAGCGAACTTCTTTTAAGATGTATACAAAAAGACAGAGGATTATCAATTAAAGACTGCCCGATAGGGTGTGACTTTGAGATTGGAGAAGATTATTCGATGGGTAAGTTTGTAAGCAAGTATGCTTCCATCGCTTAGATTTAGACAAGTTGTAAATTTAACATATCCTGTATTTATACTAAACACAGAAGAGGTATCTTACAGAGATGGACTACTGTTTGCAAATGACCTAGTAATTGATGATAAAAATCAAGAAGCCCCAACACTTGGGCAAAGGAGACTACTAACTACGCACAAACTATATCCGCTGAGAAGAACTTTAGTTGATTTTAGTGCTGTTATAAGAAGCGGAAAGAAGTGGTTTATAGACTCAAATGGAGTTGCTTTTGAGTACGAAAAAGTTAAGTACACGGCTGTAAAAGCTCATAAAATATTACGAAAGATACCGAAGGGGTCTGCAACGGTCTTAGTTATTGAAAAACTAAACTTTAGAGTAGCAGTGCCAAGACCACCCCCTCGTAGTTTTGAATGGGCACTTATGATGTATTTAGACAAGTATCCTTGGAGAATCTTTGGATATGCTGATGAAAAATTGCCCGATAGTAGAAGGAAAATTTAATGGCTAAGAACTATGGAAAGAACGCTTTAAATGCTTTGAACTTCTCAATATGTGATATTGAACCTCTAACAAAAAGTCAGTTATTGGCTTTTGACTCTGAAAAACATATGATACTGCATGGATGTGCAGGCACAGGAAAAACTTTTATCTCTTTTTATATTGCCTTTGACGATATAATAAAAGGACTTTACTCTAATATATTAGTTATAAGAAGTGCAGTTCCTACTAGAGATATAGGGTATCTTCCAGGAAACGAAGAAGAAAAAACTAGAATATATGAGGAACCTTATAAAGATATAACTAAAGAGTTATTTCAAAGAGGAGATGCGTATAAGACTTTAAGAGAGAAAGGTTTAATTGACTTTATGACAACCTCATACATACGAGGATTAACTTTTAATAACTCTGTAATAATAGTCGATGAGTGTCAGAATATGAGCTTTCATGAATTAGATAGTATTATTACTAGGGTAGGGCATAATTGTAGAATTATATTCTGTGGAGATTTCTTCCAGTCTGATCTCAAACAAAATGGACTAAAAAGTTTTCTACAGATAACAAAAGCTATGAACGAATTTGACTTTATAGAGTTTGGAATATCAGATATAGTTAGAAGTGATTTTGTTAAAAATTATCTAACTTGTAAGCATAGCATAGAAGGTCTTAGTCCGTGAAAAAGATTTGGACTATATGGAAGTATACCATAGGCTCATTTTCAGACGAAAAAACTGCTGATTATGATGATATAGTAGCCGTACTAAGAACTACTATAGTAATAGTTAATTTTGTAACTTGTTTCTTTATTATGGGGAATATAATACATAACTGGTAATGAAAGCAGTAATATCTAACAGAATATACATGGACTGTGATGCGTTCATGGAGCAGAAACTTGATGAGGAACTAACTTATACTATTCCTTCATACAAGAAAAATGCTGCACCTCAGATTATCAAGAATATGAGAAAGATAAATAGTAGTGTAGTATCTATTCCGGTTGGAAGAACTGACTTGATACCAAGTAACTATGAAATAAAAGATAAGAGAGTTTATTCTTCTGCTTACTTTCCAGAGTTTAGATTCTCGTTAAGAGAAAGCCAGCAGGAAGTGCACGATCAACTAAATGATAATGCAATAATAAATGCTTGGGTATCTTGGGGCAAAACATTTACAGCTCTTGCAATAGCTAAAAAATTGCAACAAAAAACACTAATAATTACTCATACCATTGCTCTTAGAAATCAATGGGAAGAGGAAGTTCAAAAGGTGTTCGGGGTCGAAGCGGGTATAGTCGGCTCAGGAAAATTTAATATTGATAGCTTTGTGACAGTCGGAAACACTCAAACACTCTATCGCAACATAGAACAACTTGCGAAACAGTTTGGAACAGTGATCGTGGACGAAATGCACCACCTTCCCGCTAAAAGTTTCAATGCTCTTGTGGACAGTAATTATGCTCGATACAAGATTGGACTGTCAGGAACTGTTGAACGAAAAGACGGAAAACACGTTATATTTAGAGATTTCTTTGGCGATAAAAAATTTACGCCACCAAGAGAAAACTATATAGAACCTACTGTTGATGTTATTCGTTCAGATATTAGATTCATGGATGGAGCGCACGTACCGTGGGCAATACGAGTAAATGATCTGGTACAGCAAGAAGAGTATGGACAACTTGTATCCATGCTAACTGCTGTATACCATAAAAAAGGTCACAAAATACTCGTACTGAGTGATAGAGTAAACTTTCTGAAAAGGTGTGCACAAACACTCGGACAAAAGTGCGTAACTATAACTGGAGAAGATCCGCTAGAAGTTAGACAGAAAAAGATAGAGTCTGTAGTATCTGGAGAAAATACAATAATCTTTGGAACTCAAGCAATCTTTTCAGAGGGTGTTAGCATAAACCCTCTAAGCTGTCTTATACTTGCTACTCCAGTTAACAACGAACCATTGCTCACGCAATTAATAGGTCGGGTAGTTCGTCACTCACCCGGTAAACTGAAACCTGTGATAGTGGATATAAATTTGAAAGGGAAAACAGGAGCTAGACAAGCCAATTTAAGGCTTGGACATTATCTTAAAGAAAGCTACCAAGTACAATTTATAGATATGTGAAAAATAATTCTTGACTTTTCAACTCATTTACTTTATAATATATAATATTCGTGGAAAATTTAATTTTATATAATTGGCCTAAAATAGTGTCAAACTCAAATGGCAGAGTATCCAAGATGTTGGAGATTCTGTCGCACTTAACTTTTAGATTACTCCCCGAAAACGAAGAAGACTTTAGATACCAAATATCTCAACAGGATTGGTCTGGAGATAGTTTTCTATTGAATCCTTCAAAAATATTTATACATAGGCATCAGTTCAAACACCAAGAGATCGCTGAGTATGTGGCACTTGCATCTCTTAGGTCTTATGCTGAATATAAAGCCACACGAAAAACAACTTTAAATCTAATCGAGTGTCCTGTAGAACAGGTCCAGATAAAAGATAACAGGCTACTATCCTTCTGGAATAATGAAATTTATTTCTGTTGGGAAGAAGTCCACTAGGAGAAAATAATGGGAATTAAGTTCGGAGCAGCCAAGGGACAGGCTAAAAAGTCCAATATAGAGCAGTATACTTACAAAAACGGAGACAATGTTGTCCGTATGACTGGCGATTTATTGCCACGGTATGTTTACTGGGTTACAGGCGAAAACAACAAAAACCTGCCTGTAGAGTGCCTTAGCTTTGACAGAGAAGCTGAAGCATTTCTCAATAAGGAAAAAGACTGGGTAAGAGAGTACTTCCCCGATCTAAAATGCGGATGGTCATACTGCATCTCTTGCATAGACCCAAGCGACGGAAAGGTAAAAGTTTTGAATCTCAAAAAGAAGTTAATGGAGCAAATTTTAGTTGCTGCAGAAGACTTGGGCGATCCTACAGACAATGAAACTGGTTGGGATGTTCACTTCAAAAGAGTTAAGACTGGCCCCTTGGCTTACAATGTAGAATACCAACTACAAGCACTAAAGTGCAAGCCTCGTGCACTGACTGTTGAAGAAGCAGCAGCAGTAAGCGCAGCTACCCCTATCGATGAGTTACTTCCTCGTCCAACTCCAGACGCTCAAAAAGAGTTACTGGAAAGAATAGTAGGAGCGTCCAGCTCTGAAAATACTGATGACGAAGTTCTTGAAGAAGAATTCGACGTAGCGTAACACCTCAATATCTGGGAGGAGCTTCGGCTCCTCTTGGATTTTTTTAACTTAAATTCAGGAGTAATATGTGAATATACTTTTTTCCGCTGACTGGCATCTGAAGTTAGGAGCGAAAAATATACCTAATGAGTGGGCAAAAAATAGATATTTAGAATTTTTTGACAGACTGCATGAACTAGAGAAAGAAGTATCCTTACATATTATTGGTGGTGATATTTTCGATAGAGTACCTAACTTAGAAGAGTTAGAACTTTATTTTGAGTTTGTAAGAAATGCAAAGGTAGAAACAATAATATTTGATGGTAATCATGAAGCTACTAGGAAGAATAAAACTTTTCTTAGTTCTCTAAAATCAGTAACAGAAACTCTCAATCCTATGGTAAAGATCATAGATGACATCTATCAGGATGAGCGGGGTTTCAGTATACTGCCCTACTGTCATTTGCATAGAAAAGGTGCTATAGAGGAGTTAAATCAAGACTTACCTCTATTTACTCATGTAAGAGGAGAGATTCCTCCTCATGTTACACCAGAAGTAGACCTAGAAAGGTTTGACAGATTTCCTGTTGTTTTTGCAGGAGACTTACACGCTCAAGAAAATTCACAAAGAAATATTGTGTATCCTGGCAGTCCTATGACTACCAGTTTTCACAGATCAAAAGTAAATACGGGAGTTCTGGTAATTTTAGATGACTGGGAGTGGGCGTTCCAATACTTACCCTTACCACAACTGCTAAGAAAAACTGTTACAGATGAAGAAGAAATGATTCCTGGCACTTACGATCATGTGATATATGAAATACAAGGCGATTTGAGTGACTTAGCTCAAGTAAAAGATAATGAACTGCTCGATAAAAAAGTTGTAAAACGAAGTTCAGAAGCTACTTTGTTGCTGTCAAAAGAAATGACAGTAGCAGAAGAATTATTTGAGTATCTAACTTACGTCTTGGAAATATCTGAAGAAAAAATACCTGCAATTATAGGAACATTTAATGATTACGCTAAAAACGCTTAGATGGGATAACTGTTTTTCTTACGGTGAAAATAATCAAGTAGACTTATCTGATAACAAACTTACTCAGATAATTGGTATAAATGGTGTAGGCAAGTCTTCTATACCACTTATTCTTGAGGAAATATTATTTAACAAAAACTCTAAAGGAGTTAAAAAAGCAGACATTGCAAATAGAAATGTAGGAAAAGGCTACACTATATTTTTGTCGTTTGAAAAAGACGGAGAAGAGTACGAGATTCACTTAGATAGAAAGAATAGTTTAAAACTAAAGTTACTAAAAGATGGGCAAGATATTTCTAGTCATACGGCTACAAATACTTACAAGACTCTTAACGAGATTATAGGAATTGATTTTAAAACTTTCTCTCAAGTAGTTTATCAAAATACAAATGCAAGCCTACAGTTTTTGACTGCAACTGATACAAACAGAAAAAAGTTTCTTATTGATCTTTTGAATCTTGATGAATATGTAGAATTGTTTGAGACTTTTAAAGTAGAGTCCAAGAACGCGGAAGACGCTTTGTCAGTGGCAAAAGGTAAGCTATCGACCATCGAAAAATGGTTGGAAAATAACAAATTGACCTCGATGACACCAAAGGTACTGTTAAATCTTCCGAAACCGCTGGAAGAAGATGAGAAAAGTTTAAGACAGTTATTGACCGAACTTGAAAATATTTCTTCAAAAAATAAAAAAATTTCGCAAAATAATCAATACAAGAACTTACTAAAAGGTATTAATATTACAGAGATCAACAAAATAGAAATCTCTGAGAAAGAGTCTTATGATTATTTACAAGAAAAGTCTGGGTCTTTGGGAGAAGCGATTAGAACCCAACAGCAAGCAGTAAGAAAAATAGAAGGGTTAGATAATATTTGTCCTACTTGTGGACAAAGTATAACAGAAGAATTTAAACACTCTCATATAGACGAAGCAAAAGCAGAGATTGACAAAAATCTTGCTACGAAAACAAAAACAGACAATAAGATTGCTTTGATAAAGAAAAAGAATGAGCTATATGATGAAAAGATGAGCAAACAGGAAGAATGGGAAAAACTATACAGATCAATAGATAAAGATCTGCCATCCCAACTTCTTGACAAAGAAGAGCTAGAGGATAAAGTACTTCAGTATAGAGCTAAAATAGATGATGTAAACCAAGAGATTGATAGGCTTGAAAAAGAAAACAGAGAAATCACTGCTTACAATACAAGAATAGATGTGATAAAAGAACAAACACAACAGTTTACTAATCAACTAAATGAAGTAAAAGAAGAGATAGCAGTATTTTCAGAAAAAGCTACAAATCTAGAAATACTGAAAAAAGCGTTTTCTACAAATGGCTTGATAGCTTACAAGCTAGAAAACATGGTAAAAGAATTAGAAGAGTTGACAAATGAGTATCTAGCAGAGTTAAGTGATGGTAGATTTACATTAGAGTTTGTAGTATCTAATGATAGACTAAATGTTCAAATCACTGACAATGCAAAAGTAGTAGATATTCTAGCTTTATCTAGTGGAGAGCTAGCTAGAGTCAATACATCAACTCTTCTTGCAATACGAAAACTAATGAATAGCTTATCATCTTCCAAGGTAAATGTACTATTCTTAGATGAAGTAATAAATGTACTAGACAGTACGGGAAGAGATAAGCTAGTTGAAGTTTTATTAGAAGAAAATTTAAATACATATCTAGTAAGCCATCAATGGGAGCATCCGCTACTAACAAAAATGCACATATACAAAGACGGAAATCTGAGTGCAATAGAAATAGAATGAGATATAGAGGAAGAAAAAGAATACAGGAAATAGGACTTATGGTAGACGCTAGAGCAAAAGGGCAGAGAGGAGAGTATCTAGTAAGAGATATGCTCAGAAAACACACAAGATTAAGTTTTGAAAGAGTTCCTTCATCGGGTGCGCTTTCTTACTTAAAAGGTGATTTATATGTTCCTGATGAAAAAAATTTGTTTTGTATAGAAGTAAAAAACTATGAGAGTTCTCCTCTCAGTGATAAACTATTTACAAACAAAAGTAACTATTTACTTGCTTGGTGGGAAAAAATAGTTCATCAAGCTTCATTGAAAAATCAAGAACCGTTATTATTTTTTAAATATTCTCGATCTAAAGTTTTTGTAGTAACCGATAGAAAGCCTAAGAACTTGCATAAGTATATGTTTATTTCTTGGCTAGGGTGTTACGCGGCTTTAGCAGAAGAGTGGCTGATTCAAGAAAAACCGGAGTTTATTGGTGGCTAAATTTGCAAATTTTATTTCAGAAAGAAATCCAAACAGTGTTTTGATAGTAGATGCTATGAATTTAGCATTTAGATGGAAACACCAAAATAAATTAGACTTTGAATACGATTATATTCGTACAGTAGAATCTCTAGCTCGGTCTTACGATTGCGAAAAAATTATCATCGCAGCAGATCTAGGACACAGTGCTATGAGAAAAGCAGACTTTCCAGAATATAAACAAAATAGAAAAGAAAAGTTCAAAGATCAAACAGAAAAAGAAAAAGAAGATATGGAAAAGTTCTTCAAAGAGTATGAAAGAACTCTATCTTCTTTAGCAGAAAGATTTTTAGTTTTACGATATAAAGGAGTTGAAGCAGATGATTTAGCTGCTTATATAGTAAAACAAAAAGAAGTGTTGGGATTAGGCGAGATATGGCTAATCTCTAGCGATAGAGATTGGGATTTATTAGTGTCTGATACAGTTTCTAGGTTCTCAACAGTTACTAGAAAAGAAACTACTCTGGCAAACTGGGATGAGTTTTCTGGTTTACCTCATGAATACTATGTTAGTTTGAAAGTGCTAACAGGGGATAAAGGAGATAATATAGACGGAATACCAGGAGTAGGACCAAAAAGAGCAGAAGAACTGTTAAAAATATATGGAAGTGCATTTGATGTGTATGATGCTATTCCTATAGATAGTAAGTATAAATATATACAAGCTATAAATGAAAGCGGAGATTTAATTCTCAATAATTATAAGTTAATGGATTTACTTTCTTATTGTGAAGAAGCTATAGAATTTGCAGGGCACAGTACAGATAAGTTGCAAGAAGATGTTATGGAGTATCTTAATGATAGCAATTGATTATGGAAGAGATAGACTTCTTTCTGATTTTGGAGTTAAAACTCTAAAAGACCGGTACTTAATAGATGGAGAAAATTCTCCTCAAGAAGCGTTTGCTAGAGCTGCTGCTACTTTTGCAGATGATGAAGAGCATGCCCAAAGATTATATGACTACGCCAGTAATCTTTGGTTTATGTTTTCCACTCCAGTTCTTAGTAATGGAGGAACAGCTAGAGGATTACCTATTAGTTGTTTTTTGAATTATATTCCTGACAGTAGAGGAGGAATAACAAGTCACTATACAGAAAACGCATGGTTGTCTTCTGTAGGTGGAGGAATTGGAGGAAGTTGGAGCGATGTTAGATCTGTAGGGTCTACAACAAGTCATGGAAGCGAATCAACTGGAGTGATTCCTTTTATGAAAGTAGTTGATGCCGAAATGTTGGCATTTTCACAGGGAGTTACAAGGAGAGGAAGCTATGCTGCATATTTACACATATCTCATCCAGAGATTGAAGAATACTTGGATGTTAGAAAGCCCACAGGGGGCGATATTAACAGAAAATCTACTAATTTGCATCATGCTGTTGTCATTCCGGATAGCTTTATGAAACTAATTGCTCAGGCAACACAAGAGCCTGGGTTTGATGATTCATGGCCTTTAGTTGATCCTCACTCTGGTGAGACAGTAAAGACTGTGCCAGCAAAAGCGTTGTGGGTAAAGCTAATACAAAATAGAGTAGAAACTGGCGAACCTTATATAATGTTTGAAGATACTGTAAATAACTCTTTACCTGAGTTTCAAAGAGCTTTAGGACTAAAAGTAA